TGTTCAGTCGCTAAAGGACTTTCCCGAGATGATGGAGAAGAGACCTCTTGTTTGCGTTACGGATGCAAGCGATGGAAAGCTCTATCCTTTAGGGGGCAACATGAGGCTAAAGGCTTTACAGGAATTAAAATACAAAGAGATTCCTGATAGTTGGGTAATGATTGCTGATGATTGGACGGAGGAGCAGAGGAAAGAATTTATCATAAAAGACAATGTTAGTTTTGGTGAGTGGAATTGGGATGTGTTGCAGAGTGATTGGGATGTTGATGATTTGGAAAATTGGGGGTTGGATATACCTGATTTTGAAGCAGAAGTTTTAGAAGCCAAAGAAGATGATTTCGATGTTCCTGAAGGTGGTATTGAAACGGATATTGTTTTAGGGGATTTGTTTGAAATAGGAGAACATCGATTGCTTTGCGGTGATAGCACCGACAGCGAACAGGTGGCTAAACTTATGAATGGAGAAAAAGCGGACATGGTGTTTACTGACCCACCTTATGAAATAGATTTTGATTATACTAACACATTACTATTTTCTGAAAATTGTCATGTTTTTATATTTAGTAACGATAGAGCAATTATTAGACAATTACAAAAAAGTCCATTAGATTTTAAAAAATTTTTCGTATTTTACCATCCAGGAACAGCAATTCCACAAGAGGGAGGAAATGAAGTTTTTTTAGACCATATATTGATTAGTCACGAGATAAATGGCACACCTAAAGTTAGGTATAACAAGGGAAACGGAACAAGGACAGTCATAAAGGGAGAATACAGAAGTCATAAAGAACATAAGCATCAGAAACCAGCTTGTGTTCTATCGCCAATAATTGAAGGGTATTCAAATATAGGGTTTATTATTTTAGACTTTTTTGCTGGTGGCGGCAGCATGTTTTCAATATCACACCAATTGAACCGAAAATGTTACGGAATGGAAATCGACCCAAAATATTGCCAAGTCATTGTTGATAGAATGCGAAAACTTGACCCGACAATTCAAATTAAAAAGAACGGAATACCTTATTAATCATTGCAAACGAACAAAGAAGGGAGAAATATGATAGACGAATTAAAATATAAACAATCATGGCACAAATATACAACAAGGAAGATTTATTTGAGCAGGCAAAAAAAGCTATAAAGGATAATAATTTATTCTTCTTTAGTGATGTTGTTGCTTTCTTGCCGTGCCATCCTACCACATTTTACGAATATTTCAGACCTGATGAGAAAGAGCACGCAGAATTGAGAGAGATGTTAGAGGCGAATAAAATTAGAACAAAATCATCGATAAGGGCAAAATTATTCAGGTCAAACAAGGCGGCTGAATTGTTAGCGTTATACAGGTTGATTTGCACGCCAGAGGAGCATAGGTTATTAAACCAGCAATATATTGAGAATAAATTTGATGGAAGTAGCGGAATGACAATCAATTTTGTTGACAATTCAAATAATAAGTAACATGGATGTGAAGGTTGACATAAAAACAGGCACGATCTTCCGTAAAACCAAACAAGCCTTTGAGGATGGTTACAAGATTATCATTCACAGGGGTGGCACTGGTTCAGGCAAAACATATGATATTGTCCTGTTTTTATTCTTCATAGCACTAAAATTTAAGGATTTAATCATTACCATCGTTTCAGAATCCAAACCCCACCTTGACATCGGAGCAATAAGGATTTTATCAAATGTTTGCAAGCCTTTAGGATTATGGGGTAAATCGAGTTGGAACATATCAACGTCGAGATGGACAGCACCGACAGGTTCAATTATCGAGTTTTTCTCTGCGGACAGGATCGACAAGGCACTCGGCGCACGTCGAGATTGGTTGTTCGGTAATGAAATAAATTCACTGAAGAAGGACGTATGGGATGAATTGGCAAGACGATCGGAGAACGTTATTGCTGACTTTAACCCTACGTCTCAGTTCTGGCTTGAGGATTGGTTGATGAATTACAACGACACGATAGTAATTAAATCGAATTATTTGGATAATCCTTTCCTGCCTGAAACAGAGAAAAACAGGATCGCAACGCGTGCAAAGCGAGACAAGAATTTCAAAAGAATACACATCGATTGCGAGTACGGAATAATCGAAGGCGTAATATTCAGCAATTGGCAGCAAATCGATGTTATGCCTGAAGGAGATGGAGTTTACGGTTTGGACTATGGTTTCTCAAACGATCCGACTGCGCTGGTAAAAGTTATTGAAACACCTGAAGCGTTCTATGTTGACGAACTGATTTACAGAACAGGACTATTAAACCGCGACATTGTAAGATTGATGGAGCAATTAGGAATAAGAAAAGATTATGATGAGATCATTGCTGACAGTGCAGAACCTAAAAGCATACAGGAGTTGCACAATGCTGGTTTCAATGTGAAGCCTGCAAAAAAGGGAGCTGACAGCATACGTGCAGGTATCGACAAGTTACAAAGTAAGCCGATTTATGTAACGAAGCGAAGCACGAATTTGATTAAGGAGTTTCGCAATTATTGCTGGGCGGTTGACAAGGACGGCAAGCCTACGAACAAGCCGATCGACGCGTATAATCACGGAGTTGACGCATTCCGATATGCTATTTCTCCAGAACACAATTTCAAATTTGCTATAAAGTGACTAAAAAACATATATAAATATATAAAATTGACATATTTTTTGTAAAAGTATTGTTTATTAAAAAAAAATTATTATTATTGCAGTTTATATTATTGCAGTTTATATTAATACTAAAAAACATAAAATGGTATTATTTAAAAGGAGTGAAAAAAATAAAGAAGTGCGAAAACAACAAATGTTAAAAGCACTTCAAAGTTATATTATTGGAGGTGGTACTGTTTTATGGTATAATTTTAATGCTGAAGATTTTATCACAAATGGATATACATCTAATGCTGATATCTATAGTATAATAAAAAAGATTATTGACAAGGCGAATGTAGCTACTCCTTATGTTTATGTTGATAAAGAAGGTGTAAAATCGAAAAAATATTTAACAACTAAATATTTTCGTGACACATCAGTAGGGGCTGCTAAACATAGATTAGAGGTTAGGAAAGCTCTTGATTTTGCTGATAATAATCTTGATTTAGTTAAATTACTTAAAAATCCGAATGAAAAACAAACATGGCGTGAATTTATTACGTTGGTAAGAGTTTTTTATTTTGTACAAGGAGAAGCATTTATTTATCGTGAAGCTGGAGATGATGATTGTGCTTTATCATTGCAGGTTATACCTGCACAACAATTGGTACCGTTTATTGAAAATGGACAATTAGTAGGTTGGCGAATGAGTTTATTGAATGGGCAATGTAGAGATTTTATAGGTGATGATATGAAAGCTATTATGCACATGAAAATGCCGAATCCGCTTTATGATAATAAATATAATCAATTTCGAGGATTATCACCATTGATTGCTGGATTGAAATACTTAAAATTAGACGATACAGCTATTGAAAGCTGGGTTAAATCAGTTGAGAATGAAGGAGCAAAAGGTTTAATATCCCCTAATCACGCAAATCCTGAATTATGGTTAACACCAGAACAGGTTGATAAAACGCAGGCTGCAGTAGAAGCAAAAATTCATGGTATTGATAATAAAAATAAGATTGTTGTTAGTGCTATGCCGTTACAATATACGCAAATAGGTTTATCACCTGATGCGTTGAATATAATAAATGGTATTCAGCATGCAGGTTATAAGTTATGCGACCTGTGGGGAGTCCCAGCTACGCTGTTTGACCCGAATCCGACATATCAGAATATGAAAGCTGCAAGTGAACGGTTTGTAAAAGAAGTTATATTACCTTATTTATCTTTAGAGGAAGATAAGTTAAATAGTTGGTTTGTTGAACCTTTTAAAATTAGAGATAATAAAAATTATGTTATTGATTATGATTTGTCTTCTTATGATGAATTACGATTATCGATTGACGAAACAGAAGCATATTTAAAAACACATACAATAAACGAAGTTAGAGTAATGTTAGGCAGTGATGAGCTTGACGAAGAATATGCAAATCAGGTATTCATTCAGCAAGGCATGATACCATTATCGGATTATAGTATTGATACAGAATTATGAAATTACAACGATTAATACAGATTGAAGATAGGAGACAAGCAGTTTATGAAAAAATGTTTGCAAAAGAAATTTTAAAGGCGTTTAGAAAAAATGCTGAAAGTTGGTTAGAGTATAAGATTATTGGAAATGCTATGAATGAAGTTTTAGAAAAGACATATCGTAAAACATTAGAAGATTATTTATCGAGGCAATGGGAGCAATTAGATAAAAATATAATACAAAAAAAAGAACGATTTTTTATGCCAGCATGGTCACAATGGATAGAAGATTATATTATTCATACATTGGTAAATAAAGTTGTTGAAATAGATGAGACAACAAGGGAACGATTAATAAAAGAAACAATAGAAAGTACGTCAATAGGAGAAACGCGATCAGAATTTTCAAAGCGCATAAGAAACGTTATGGGCGGTGCAGCTGGAAAAAGAAGGGCGAGAGTTATTGCACGTACTGAAGCAGGAAACGCTATAAACATAGCAAAAGCGAAATCTGCAGAAGATTGGGCATTACAAACAGATATACCGATTGGCAAATTATGGATACATCGCGGTGCGAAAGACCCGCGCGATTGGCATGTTGCTATGGATACAGGTGTTGAGATACCGAAAGATGAACCGTTCATCGTTACCGATCCGAATACAGGAATTACTGACAGAATGATGTACCCGCATGATCCGTCGGCGTCGGCAG